GTGCCTTAACCCGGATCATCGGGTTGGCCGTGAGCAGCGGCGCGGGTCGATTCTCGTCGTCGAGCGCGTCGCGGAACATCGGGCCGAGCACGGCGCCGCGCACATTCTTGATCGTCTTTGCCGACAGACCGCGCTTGATCATCCATAGCTGCCACGCGCGCAGGTCGGCCGGCGCGATCGCGGTCAGCGGCCGGTCACGGAAGTACGGCGCGACATGATTCTTGATCATGCTGCGGTAGCCCTCGGGTGTGGTCGGCAGGATGTCGCGATCGCCGGCGAGCGCATCGACGTACGCGTACGCTGCCGCGACCAACGTCAAGCCCGTCGGTTTGGTGTACGGGTCGCCGAGCATGGCCGGGCCGAGCCCGGCCGCGCGCAGCTGCTCGGCCGTCGGGTCGCATTGATTCGCCTCGACGAGCGCGGCATACAGGCGCGCGTCGGTCTCATTGACGAACGGGACGCCGCGACGCGGGCCGGCCGCGCCGTCCGGACGCCACCTGACCTTGAACCGAACATCGCCGTTGGCGAGTGTGATCGGACCGTAGTTGACCTTGAACATGTGACGAACTCCCGTCGTGGCGGAGCCGTCCCGAGCGTGTCGCTAGGGAACGGGTGGACCCTTGCCTGACAGGTCAAGGGTCCACCCGTTCGGAAACCGTTGTGCCGCAACGCTTTCCGGTGTGGAGGTGCCGGGAATCGAATTCTCACCCTCACCGACGTCCTGACCTGCGGAAACGGACTCTACAGGCTGGTCAGGCACGGCGACAACGTGACGTAGCGGCGATGGGGGGGAGGTGCAGCGGCTTAGATGGACCCCCGGGGTCCACCCCGGGGGTCCATGTAGACATCGACGTTCGCCGTCCGCAGCTAGTCGGCTGGTTAGCCGTCGCCGGTCGGTGTCATCTGAATGGCGAGCAGCTGGACGGTTAGTGCGGCCGAGCCGTTGTGCACGACGGTGCAGCCCGTTGTGGTGATCGATCCGACCTCGGCATGGAACGATGCCGACCCGGGCAGGTTGGCGACGCATACCGGCGCCGCCGTGAACCGGCCGGCCGGGAACGCGACGGCTTTGCCACCGGTGCCGACTGGCACAGCCGCGACCGTGGCCGTGAACGCGGCGTAGGGCAGGGGCCGGGCCGTGGCCGTGGCTAGCGTGCCGTCCGGGCGCAGTCGTAGGCGGCCGACCTCGACGCCAGCGCGGGTCAGCACGATCGACGCTATGCCGCCCGGGTCAATGATCAGGCTCGCTACGTACTGCAGTCCGCCGTCAACCCGGTTGACCAGCACCGACGCGGCGGCCGTGCCACCGACCCGGCCGGCGCCGACGGCCGTGGTGACGAGCAGCGTCGATGACAGCAGCGTCTGCAGCCGGTCGGCGATCGCCTGCCAGTGCTCCCACGTCCGGGTGTGATCGCCTGACTCTGGGTACGGCAGGCCATCGGGTACGGTCGATTTCATGGTCATCCTCTCCTCGGGCTAGCCGATCTGATAGAGCGTCTCGACGTACAGACCAGCACCGACGCCGATGGTCATGCCGCCCGGCCCGTTGATCATTGTGAGGATGCGGTTCGCCGTGTCGAAACATGCCCACGTGCCCATCGCCGCGCCACCCACCCATAGGCCAAGTTGTATGTAACCGGTCTGTACGGGCACCGTGGCCGGCAGCTGGACGAACGGGGTATCCGTCATATCGCCGTTCGCCGGAATCGTGATCAAAGCACCCGTCCGCGTGTACTGAATGGCGAGCTTGATCCACTTGATCGTATCGATCGTGGTGATCGTTGCCGACGCACCCTGCACCGTGAACCCGGTCTGTGCGACGAACCCGGCAGTGATCTTCTGCACCGACACGGCGGCGTCGGTGACCCATGCAAGGGTGCCGTCGGCTTGGACGCGTAGCAGCTTGCCGGCGTCGGCCGTTGTCCAGTCGGGCGCCTGCACCAGGCGCGACATGGCGCCGGACGCGCCTTGGCGCACCCATGCCTTGCCGTTGAGATCGATGACAAACCGGCCGGTCTCATTGCCGTTTTTGGTCACAGTGCAGATGAGCCCGACCGTGTTGTGCAGCGCCCATGCCGATGACCATTTGTCGGTGCCGTTGGCGTCGAGCACGTTGAACGCCATGCCCGGTGACCATGGCCCCGGGTGCGTCGCGTTGCCCAAGTTGATGTTGCCGACGTCGACGATGAACCCGGGATTCACGACCGTGTTTAGGGTGGCCCATTCGGGCGCCGTGCCGGCGGCATTGGTCCGTAGCAGGGTCAGCGGCGGCCCCGGTGCCAGCGTCGGCCCGGCCGCCGGCCCGTTCACGACGAAGTTGCCCGTGGGTGTGGCGAGCAGCAACACGCGATCGCCTACGACGTACGTGACGCCCTTGAACCCGAGTGCCCGTGTCAGCGCCGTACCCGGTTCGAGTTGAACGGTCAGCGGCGGCCCTACGGCCGTCACGGTGGCCTGCAGCAGCTGCAGCACGGGCGGCGGCGACATGCGATTGAGCACCTGATGAACCCGGGGCATCAGAAACCCCCCTCATCGTCGCTTGGTGTCGCGGCCACGGTCAGCGCCATCGCGCCGTCGGACACGGTCAAGGGCAGGGTGATCACGGTGACGCGGCCGGTGTGCGCGTCGCCGTCGGACGTGAACAGCCGCGCGACGTCGCCGAGCTCGATGGCCGGGTCAGGCACGGCCGTGCACGTCTCGACCCGGCCACCTTGCACCAACGCGTCGAGTTTGGCTTGCGCTACCGACGTCGCTTGCGGCCCCGTGGTGACGTTGTCGAGCGAATAGAACCGGGGCACCCGGCCGTACGGGCCGGCGACCCGGATTGGTGACGTGGCGTCGGTGACGTCGGCGACGGCATGCGGCGCGGCGCCGCCGGCGGCCGGCGCGGCACCGTTCACGACCACCCGGTTGAACACGGCGCCGCGTTGCATGCCGCGCGCCCGACTAACGACGGTGCCGTCCTGCCCATCCATCAACGTAATGGCGGGTATCGAACCCGCGGTCACCTGTGCGTACGGCAGGGTGGCGTACGCGCTGCCGTCGTCGCGGACGAACCAACGTGCCGGCCACGCGTCGCACAGTGACCCGATCGACTTGACCCGACTCTGGTCATACACGGTGCCCGGGTCGACGGTGAGCGCAGCTAGGGCCGGGTCGACGGCGGCCGGTAGGTTGCCGTTCATCAGCCGGACGAACTCGCCGGCGAACGTCGCGGCGGCCGGCGGCGTCGCGGGCTCGGTGAAATCGTCGTCGTCGACGAGCTGTGACAGCGACAGTGCCTCGACCTCGATCTCGGCGCCGTCGCGGCCCCACGACGTGATGAGGTACCAGCCATGGTCCATCAGTTCGGTCTGCCCGTTGGCGTAGCGCACACCGTTGAACACGTGCACGCGTTGCCCGTACGACGCGAGCGGCGCGCGTGGGTCGTTGCCCGGGTCGAGCCGTTCACCGTCAGGCATGCGCGCCGGCACGGTGAACTGCACGCGGCGCTTGACCTTGGCCGTGTCGTCGTAGTTGAGCCTGCCGGACGTGATCGGCAGCGCGGCCCGGGTCAGCGTGCCGTCGTAGTAGGCGTCGATGACGGTCACGATGTCGTGGCTATTGCGAATGGTGAGCGGCCACACGGCCGACGTCGCCCTCATGGCGTCGGTACCTGTGAGATGCCGAGCAGCGTCGGCCGTAGGTTGCTTAGGTCGAGCAGCGTGCCGGGCACCAACGTATTGAGTCCACCCAACGTCGCATTGATCGGCAGCGCCAACCCGGGAAGCGTGCCGATCTCCTGTTGCTCGACGTCGATCCATCGCCGTTGGTCGGCGCCGGTGCTGCCGCGCCGCCGTTCGGCGATGTCGAGCACGGCCACGGTCACCGACTTGATCGACGACGACGGTTGTGTGCGTAGCACGACGACGCGCTGTGCCGTCAACAGGTCGGTCAATTCGTCGGTGTCGTCGTCGGTCTCAGTCGCGTAGCGCCATGTGCCGGTCGGCGACGTGTGCACGTCGCCGAGCACGACCGGGTCGGCGCGTGCCTCGACCTCGAGTACGGCTTGACGCGCTTTCCACGTACGGTCCGGCCATGCCACCAACGTCACGGCCAGCGTGCGGCCGGTGCTGGGTTGGGTGAGGTAGCAGCCGGTGCCGGTCACGGTCACGGCCGCCGTGTCGACGGGCACCCGATAGCTGCCGTTGTTGTCGATCACCTGCAGCCGGTACGTGACGGGTGTGTTGAGCGGCGCCACATAGTCATTGATCGACTCGGCTGGTTTGGCCGGCGTCGAGTACCAAATCGGCACCGGGCCGCCCGGCCCTACCCGCGACACGGTGTATGACTTGGCCGGCAGGGTGACGGTGAGGTTGATCTGCACGTGCGCGATCGGGCTGTCAGCGACGACCGTGGCGACGATCGTGTCAGGCATTGACAACCCCCCATGATCCGGCGGCGAGCGCCGAGCCGTCGTCATCCATCATCCGACCGGCGACGCGCTCCACAAAGGATGTGATCCGGGCGCCGTCGAGGATGACGTCAAAGTGCACGGCCACCGTAGTCGGCCCGGTGCGCGTCGCGGCGCCGCCGGCGGCGGCCCGTGTGGTGCGGCCTAGTTGGGGATTAAGGCTCGGGCCGTCCGCCGGCGCGGCCCCGCCGGGGGGTGGCGGGGCAGCATTGAGACCGAGTATCCCACCGATCGCTGACAGACCGGTTGTGAGCCACCCCGGCAGGTGGAAGTTTGTGATCTTATCGATGAGCCGCTGTATCCACCCGATAGCCGTTTGGATGGCGTCGGCGATGGCTTTGAACGGTGCCACGATAGCGGCGCCGACGGTACGGAACGCGGCGCCCACAATGGACGCCATGCTCTGCGCGCGTGCCCATAGCGTCTGTACCAGACCGATCACGGCGTTGAGGGCCGTGCGCATAGCGGCCGTCGCGGCGGTCACGGCGGCCCGGACGGCGGCCCACGCGCCGGCAACGATGTTCCTGAATGTGGCCGACTTGGTGTAGGCGAGCACGATGATGCCGACTAGCGCCGCGATGCCGATGACCAGCAACCCTATGGGGTTGGCGGACATCACCAAATTGAGCGCCGTCTGTGCAATGGTCCATGCCTTGGTCGCGGCACTGGTCACCGTTTCAGCGACGCCGAGCGCGATGGTCTTGACGGTTTGGAATGCCGTCGTCGCGGCGAGCCGCGCGCCGGCCGCCGACGCTAACTCCTGCGCCACGGTCCATAGCTGTGTGACACCCTCCAAACCGCCGAGCGTGTCGCCGAGCAGCTGCAGCGACTCACCGAACGGGCCGAGTCCTAGCGCACCCATCGCGCCGGCTAGGGCAGAGAATCCGCTCGACGCGCCGCCGGCCGCGTCACCGGTGCCGTCCAGCCCGGCGTTGAGCCGACTCATACCGCCCGTCGCGTTGTCGGCCGTCTTGGACAACGCGCCGACGTGCTTCTCGGCCGACGCGAAAGCGGCCTCCGCATCGGATGCGTCGCCGTCGATCTCAATCTGCAGCTGCGCCTTCGTCACCATCGTCTATGTCCTCGTCGTCGGCCGGGCCCCATGACTTAATGATCTCTAACGCGGTTGCGATGGTCCGGTCATCCTCATCCCACCATTGCGCCGGCGCCGTCATCGATGCGAGCGCTATCTCTACGATCAGCCGGGCTCGGGTCCCGGGCTCGTAGGGTCCACATCCGTCGATTCTTGCGAGGCGGGTATCTCCGATATGGACAGAGCGATCACCTCGAATTGCTCCATGGTCATCGGCTGTATCTTGCCGGCGCGCATCATGGCGCGCCACGCGATGAACGTCATCCACAGCACCGGGCCGTGCTGTGCCATGGGCCAATTGTGGCGAGGCCGTTCCCGGTCGAATGCGACTAGATCAGGGTTGGTTGCCCACACAATGTGCTCGATGCCTTGCTCCGGCCCGGCATCCGGGTCGGAGAGCACGACGCGTAGGTGTGGCGTGGAGAGCTTAGCCATGGCGAATCCCTTCTATACGAGACCTGCTGCGGACGGCGGACGTCGATGTCAATGGCCTATACGAGACCTGCTGCGGACGGCGGATATCGATGTCTAGGTCATCGATTGGTTGACGTAGTCGAGGTACACACCGAGCACCTGATCTTGCACGGCGAGCGCTGCCTCATTGACGAACGGGTTAGGTCGGATGTTGTGGGCCGGCCATCCATTGTGGATCGGGCCGGAGTAGGGCACGGCGTAGTTGACAACGGCCGCGTCGGCTGTGCCACTCGCACGGCCGGACGCGGCAAGCCGACCGGTGCGGCGCGGCGCCCGGGCCGACGCTGCCGACTCGATCAGCCGGGCGGCGTCGGTATTGGCCGGTGTCAGATCATGCATGGCGGCTGCCGCGTCCGCGAGCATGCCGGCCACCTTTTCGGCGCCGGTGACGTGAACCGATGCGCTCACGGCGCGTCGCCGGCCACCCATGCGGCCGACGTCCAGTGCGCGTGTGACGCGTCACCTAGCACGACGTAGCTGCCGATGGGCCATGCCGTGACCGGGCTAGCCACAACGGCCATGGCCTGCAGTGCGAGGATGTCGGCCGGCGGCACGGCCCCGGTCGGCGAGAATGTGCCCGGGATACCGGCCGTGGCACCGGTCGCCACGGGCGGCACGTCACCAAGGATCGGGTCACCGACGATGGACCAAGCAAAGTCGGACGTCATGTTCTTCTTGACCTCATCGCCGCCGACGTCGAGCGGGTCGACGATGAGGGTACCGGTCACTTGCATGCCGGCGGCATCGTTGGGAATGAACACAAACGGTTGCTGCTCACCCTTGTGAGCCCATGTGTATTCGACGATGCCGCCGTCATCGCCTAGGTCGGAGAGCACCGTGCCTGATAGCTCGGCCGTGTACAGGGTGGCGCCGGCGATGGTCTGCCCACATAGGACCGGCGTGTCGTCCTCCTTGTCCTTGGACCATGCCACGCGCGCCTTAGACAGACGGCACGACATGTCGGCCACCACGGTTCCAATGGTCAGGCTGCCCGGACCTAGCTTCTTAGCCACGGGCGGCGCGACGGGTGTCGTCATCGGAGTACTCCTCTATTTCGTGATCTCGAATTGCCAGACAGGTATGCCGTTCCCGCCATCCTCACTGATCCATCGAGCAGGTCGGATGTGTGTGACCTTTGCGTCGCCGGCGTCCATCAGTGCGGCCGTGACGGCGCCTATGAGCGCGTCGCCGGCGTCGGTCGTGCTACGCGCGTCGGCCGCCGGTAGCGCGACGATGACAAGCCAATCGATCTCGGCGAGGCACAGCGTGATCGGCCGCGCGTCGATGAGCACCGGCCACGCGTCGTAGGGACTGATGGCCACGGGCGGCGATGGGTGCGCCGTGATGGTCACCGGGTTGCCGTCGAACGGGGCCGTGACACCGGTGAGCGCGGCGACTAGCTCGGCGCGCTGGACGGCGGACGGTACGACTTGTGGTGTGATCATCCGAAGTTGAACTTCCGTCGGGTGCCTTCTAGCCGTTCGATCTCACCGTCGAACGATGGCAGTTTGGCGGCCCCGTGCTCTGCCTCACCGGCGATGATGCCCAACGGGACGCCACGCGCCGATAGGTGCCGGGCACACCGGCGCAGCACGGCGCTGTGCAGGCTCGCCGTGTACGGGTCAACCCGGCAATCGTCGGTCTGCGCCTGGACTTCGGCCGCGACGACCATGGCTAGGTCCTCGTCGCTGATGGCCGTGGTCGAGGCTTGACACCAACGGCGTACCTCGACGACGTCGGGCGGCGCGATGGGTTGTGTCACGGGCCACTCCCTATACGAGACCTGCTGCGGACGGCGGACGTCGATGTCTATACGAGACCTGCTGCGGACGGCGGACGTCGATGTCTAGGCCCGGCCGGCGGCGCTCCACGATCGCCGCCGGCCGGACGTACGGGCCGGGTACGGGAGGGGGGGCGGGGCCGTGACCATG